AAGCAGTGATAACTCCAACCTTGCTCGTTGGCTTTGAGTCCGCCACGCTGCCGCCGATCTCCACAGCAAACGCCGTTGAAACTGATCCATCCACTGGGAGTCTGTTTGCGTTTGCCCGGCAAGTAACTTTGGATATCAAACATCTGTTGTATTATAACAGATTTATCGCAGAGAAATCAACGATATTTGAGATTTAGGACGTATCCTTTGGTGAACAACACTGTGGCCTGTTGTGTGCCTTGGTATTGCAGCGGCAGGTATCCTGAACCTCCGGTAAGAACTTGCACTGAATTAACTCCCCCAGTGCTACTTATTCCAGTGGCAATGGCAGTGGCACCTGCACCATCGCCCAGAATTTGAACTTTGGGCACTGCAATATATCCTTGACCAGGCTCGGTGACAGTGACGCCGGTTACCACACCTTCAGGAGTAACCTGTACTGTGCCTTGAGCTCCAAACCCCGGACTGTTGTTGAGAGCCATACGCAACAACGGATAGTAACCTGCAATGTTCCAATATTTGGTACCAGTGTCAGCAAAATATTCAAAACTTTCCGTTACATCGTACCAGATACTTTGATAATTTTCTGCGGCTTGGAATTTTATCGTGCCAGTAAAACAATCTAGATCGGCTTGTACAGTGGTCAATGTTGCACCATTGGTGGGCATTTCACTGCTGTAAAATTCTGTTAGTTGTGTGGTGTTTACCGGCGGTGGCTGAAGTGCCCAGTCTGGCCAGTTTGTGGGACCGGGGGCAAGTTGTTGTGCTTTGCCATAAATGTCAGGAATAGTAAGTTCTTTACTCATTAAAAATGTAGGCAACACAGAATCTGCAATATTGCAATCTGCTCTGGCCTGACTGTTGGCATCAACATACACTGCTTCTACATAATCACCCTGAGCACGTTGTATGCTATAACTAGCAGGCTCGGCAATGAGGTCAATGGTTTCGGCAACGGTAAGTACCACTTTGGCTCGTCCCACCGTGGGAGCCAGCAATGTCATGGGTTTTTCTACCAGTACTTTATCTCCAGCTTGATTCAACAGGCGGAAAACAAATTCGCTGCCTGTAACGTTGACAGGTTTTTCTTGTTGGTTAATAAACTCAAACAACAACACATTGTCAACACCCTTGTTTACGGTTAAAGTTTTTGCGTACACTGGATCATACCTATAAGTGAAATAGCCACCGCTGGTGTCAACTAACAAAACTTTGGTTATCTGTTGGTATAAGTAAACGGTGGTTGAATACATAAAGAGCCTCGATTAATATTTATGGGTAATGATATCTTTACAAAACTGGCAGAAAAATATCCGTTTATCACATTGTGCGTGTATGCCAATGAAGAATATGTGGGTATAATACAGAACCGAGATGATGCAGTGACAACAATTTATGATTTTGGAGCTGTAAAAAATCAACAAGACAAGCTGGATTTTTTGGAATTGGCCAATGTTTGGTGGTGGGAAAGTAACCGTAGTATACCTATCAACATATTTTTACGCGGGGAATGGGAAAGATTCAGACCTGTACTACGAACATTCAGCAACAAAGATTTAGAAATACTGCATGGCCCGGTATGCAGTTTGACTGATATAAGCAGGAAAAAAACAAAACGTAAAAGTATTACACTGGTCAGACGACTTGATTGAGAATATTCATATGTAGTGTAACCAATGCTGCATAACTTATGGCATGACTGTGCTTGAATACAAACCCTCGAGATGAGTCCCCGTTCCACACTGTCTCGAAAACTTCGGCCCAGGTTTTGTTTTGTAAATGCGATTTTCCCGGGCGTATAATAGAAATAAACGCAGCCATTCTTGGAATCGAATCGGGCTGCATTGATTTTAACAACTCTGTATAATTTCCAATGTGAACTAACTGGCTGGCCCAAACAGGATCTTGCCACAATCTTTGCCAAGGTGGATCAGCTGTTAACATCTGTTGATAGTGGTCGGGGTCACGTATCAGTTGATATACACTCATGTTCAGCAAATCAATCTTGAAATAACCGCGACTTTCTGCAGACTCATAATCTATGGCTGCACAACCATGCACAATATCTTGTGGAATCTGTGTTACATAAATACCAGAGTTGTGCTTACGAGGTTTTCCATCTACTATTTGTCTTGCCGGAACGTGTTGGATCAATTCCAACAGCTTAGATCTATCTGGCATGTCAATGTCAATATCTGCACTCATTACCATCCTGCCTTTGCTAGGATATCTTTGACATACTCTTGATCTGCACGGTAGTCAGCAAATTTTTTCTGCCACACATCTGAATCAATGTAAGGCCAAATCATAGCCAGTTGTTCAGAATTCAGTTCTGACAAAAACTTTTGTCCGGACTCTGAATTGTAAATTACCCATGGACTGATGCGTCCTGTGCTTACAGCATGACACATACCGTTGTAATTGCCATATCTCAAACAATCATTGGGATTGGCTTGGTTCTTTTCGCTCCAGTCTATACCAAACTCAATAGCTCTGGCCAGTGCGTCATTGACATTTTCTATGCGTAGATAATCAATGAGATATTCTGTGTACAGTTGATCCGATGCCCATCGGTCAATCTTTTTGTTGTTCTTCAACAGCCATTCCAAGAACTGTCGAGGGTTCACTGTGCGAGTGTTAACACAGTAGCGGCCAAACTTTGTAAATGCTCGATAGTATGGGCTTTCACAAAAGTCATCATAGGTCTTGAACTTGGCTGACCCTTGGCTCATTTCATAGAAACGAACATAAGCCTGAAATCCCAGTTCTACACCACGCTCGTTGCGTTCTTGTCTACGCTTCTTTTGCTCGCAGACATGTATGGCCAAACTGTTTTCTCTGGCAAAGTCTTTGCGACAGTATTGACAAGTAAACTTAGTCTGCATCTCCATGTTGTTTGAGCAATGCGTTGATTTCTTTTTGGTCTGTAATTTTTGCAAGTAGATCGATCTCATCGTCTTTGTAATGCGGAAACAGTTGTGCTAATTGTTTTCGCTTTGCTGATATACCTGCTTCTTTTTTCTTGGGTGCAATCCAAGTATGCCTGGGTGTGCCTATGTCTGGACTTACACTGGTTGCCATTAGCCATTGTAATTTGGGATGTTTGCTGATGTCAAAAAAATGTTTGTTCAATCGCTCATTGGTAGAAATGATATAGAACTCTTGCAGTTCTCTTGAGCCTTCCACTGCCGAACCCCAACGTATCATTAGATAATTTGAAAACTTTTTTCGTTCTTCGGGAGTCAAGTCGTCATAAAATGATCTGACCTTGCGGTCAAACATCCGCATTTCGGTGGCAATGTTTAACTTGTCTGACATTTCTTAAGATTATATAACACAAATAACTGATCCAGCAACTCCTTCATTGCCGGATCTGTCTCGCACATTGCCAACACTTGATTTATTTCGCTGCAATATTCACGCATGGTTTGGCTTTTATTGTCTGTCCAACCCACTAGCTCTCGTTTGGTTTTTCCCATTTCTCGAGCATAGATACGATTGTCTACACGCTCATAGATGTAAGTAACACCAGGTGTCAGTGATCCCATCATTGATTCCTTTTTCCATCAAACACACAGTTGAACACTAGATTCATTTCGCCATCATTGATCACGCGATGGAAAGCACCATCGGGAATCAGCACAATATCGCCCTGTTCCACACGAAACTTTTCCTCGTCTACCATCATCATACCTGTGCCTCTCACAAAAAAGTACACCTCTTCTTGTCCTGCATGGCTATGGCCTCGAGTCATTTGTCCACTATACAAACAAGTACTACTGAGTACAAGATTACTCAATGTTTTATTGTCTTTGAGCAAATAAGTTTCATTGTCTTTAACAATGTCTCCGCCAATGTTGGTTTCATGATATTTGAGTTTTTGCATATCACCACGCTTTGTTGTAGTCTACGATCTCACAATTACGACTGATGTCTTTGACAAAATAAACACAATCAGGATCTTCGCCTTCTGTGATAGGAACAGCCAAAAGTTGACCGTTTTTAAGTTTGGGTGCATACCAAGACACTTCGTGATACACATCTAAGATTTCAATGTCTAAAAAACTAGGACGAAAACTGGTCAAAGGATTGAATTGAAACACTTTAAATCCACGATCATTGATTGATGTCAATGGCAGAACTTCAAGGTCTCCCACATCTGGTTCTCCAATCAGTACCTGCCAATCCATGGGCATTTTGATTGTTTCTTTTCCTATACGCAAAACCAATGCTGGTGCATTGAAGCTTTCAAGAAAGATCAGTGGTATAAAATGGTAGTCAGGATCTGCTGGGTTAGAGTTGTCAAGTATGGCAAAACGCATGTCGTCCACTTCTTCGGGTAAATGATCTAGATCATATGTTGCGTTGTCAAGTGTTAAGATTTTCATTGTGTGTATTTTACAGTTTTTGATTGCAAAAGTCAATTCCACTCTAGCTTTTCTTGAGTAAATGGATAATTTGCTTCTCGGTAGTATGCTTTTCGTTTGGTCAAATGACGTTTTGAGAATTTGCACGTCGACGTGACGTCCCAGATCTGAACATGATCTTTGTCCTCAGCTTTGCGGATACCACGACCAATTGATTGGATAACCCGTACAAAGCTTTTCCCAGGTTCAACGAGCACCAAATTAAAAATTCTAGGAATGTTAATACCCACCGCAGCCACACCGTATGTAGCCACAATAATTTTGTCGTCAACATTGGCCACTTCATCATAGTGATCCTGCCTTTCAGTTCCTTTGGTTGCACCGGATACAAACACAGCACGTTCGCCTAGCAAGTTTACCAAAAACTTGCCGGCTGCCACACGATCTACCAATACCAGTGTGTTTCCAGTTTCGTTTACTTGCTTAACAAGGTTAGCAATGGCAGTGACCCTGTCCTGGTTTTCCAACAAGTATTTTAGTTCACTTTGGTAGTTGGCATGCTCCACATGATCAACCATCTGTACAACGTTGACATGGCACTGCGCCAGCACACCTTGCTGTTGCAGTTCGTTGGCACTGAGCTTGCCAATCACAGGCCCAAGGCTGACCAGCAGGCTTTGACTCTCAAACTTTTCTTTGGGTATGGTTCCTGTAAGTCCCCAACGCAGTGGAATGCGGCTCATTACTCCTGTGAGCAAGGTTTTCAGTGCGTCCGCTTTGGCCATGTGTACTTCGTCTACAATAACACACACAACATCTTCAATGAAGTCTTGAATTGTAGCATCGCCCACTCCGTTCTTTGTGTTCTTGAGTAGGACATTTAGACTTTGCCAGGTACAAATGGTATGCGTCCGTCCTACTTCTTTGCGGTCACCAAAGTAAACACCCACGTCCAGGCCCACGTTGCGATAGTCCTTTTCAGTCTGTGTCACAAGACTCTTGTTGGGCACAATAACAATGGTGCGACCGTATGCTTGAGCATGCCAACTCAGGGCCGCTGTCATAATGGTCTTTCCTGCACCTGTTGCCACTTCTTGTATGCATTGTGGGTTCTTCAAATAGTTGTTGACAATTTCCACTTGATAGTCCCGCATCATAATGGGCTGACCCTCAATAGGATGTCCCTTGGGCCAAGTCTTGTCAGCAAAGGTATCTTCTGTACACAAAGGAAAGTCAAACGTAATACTATAGTCACGTTGGTCATCTAATTCCACATCCCAATTGTACTGCTCCAGGATAGGCACAATTTCAGGCAACAAATTGGTGTAGGTACTGCCGCCCAAATTGAAATATGAGACTTTGCCATCCCAGCGGCCCAGTCTCACTGCGGGCAAATATCTAGCATAAGGAACGTCGTATTTGAATTGGTTAACCAGACGTCGGCGCATGTCCAAGTCTAGCCCTTCAAGTTTGATATTAACTTCGTCCCGGATTACAATCGTGCATTGTTTCATTGTGACAAGTATATACTTATTGTCAGCAGAAGTCAAAAAAACAGGGACCGAAGTCCCTGTATAAAGTCCCGGACCGGAGCCAACCGATGTGCCCAGGAGAACTTTCAACTCAAAATCGCATTTACCACCCTAAACCCTTGTTCTGCGTATGCGTCGGCTTCGCCTGCGCTTTCCACACTGAACAAAAACACGTCACCATCCCAAATTTCAAACATATCAAACCTTTCTACACAAGAAAAAATAACGAGAATCCGGATCTTTCTGCTCTATCATTTTTGCCGCAATAAACATTGTGAGTTGGCACTGCTCAGACGTTTCAAAAGGACCGGTTTTATTGAGTTCTATAATTTGATTCCATGCAAGAATCTGGAAAAGTACTAAAGCATACATGATCTCACCTTATCAAAATACTTGCAACGGTTGCGGCGTTCAAGGCACTGCAAAAAACATTGAACCAACCGCCTACAGGGCTATCGTTTTCAAAACAAATTTTGGCCCAATGCCAGCATAAAAAAATAAGAATAACGTTGATAGCAAGCATTTGGCACTCCAATAGGTGGGGGACTTATTGACGTTGCCCCGCCTTCACACGGCAGTTGATTACGCGGCCTTCATACAGGTAGTTTCGGACAGACGCTTCCAGTTGGTAACACTCATGTTACGAAGGTCAGCAATCTTCAACGCCATACGCAAGCTCACTTCACGCAGACGATTCTTGTTGTCGTTCATGAACTCAATGATGTCGTCTTGCACACACTGCTCAAAGTCATAGTCCTTGAACAGTTCTCCGTCCTTGGCAATCTGCTTGATACGCAACAATTTGTCACGCATGGTGTCCAAGGTAAGATCCAGGTAGTGACAACGACTTTGCAGTGCGTCCAAGTGGTCACGCAATTTCTGCGACTTCATGGCATCAAATTTCAAATTGGTAATGAAGATCACCGAACCTTTGAACTCGAACTGGTCAGGAATGCCTTCGCGGCGGAGAGTGCTGGACTCAGACAGCCATGAGATTTTTCGTTTCTTACCAGAGTCAAGAGCACCTTTGAGGAGGTTAAGAGATACGTCGTCGAGTAGAATGCTATCACAGTCATCGAATACAACCACGCAGTTCTCGTCCGAATATTTGTAAAGAGTTTGGTAAAGCCCGATCGGTGTGGCACTACCCTTAACCACTTCGGCCCGAAGTCGTTTACCCGCCAACTTATCAAACAAACAGGCTTTGTCAATTTCTTGCTCAACACCAAAACTTTTGCCAACACCAGGAGGGCCGGAAACAATCATAGCACGGATGCTACCACTCACAGCGGCCTTGGTCATTTCTGACAGAATTTCAAAACGCTCACGAATACGCACCATGGCTTCGTCATCAGTTTCCACTGTGGCCACAGGCTGTTCAAATTTCACGGTGTTGTCTTGCACAGCATCTCCAGATACAAACTCATAATCTTCC